AAATTATTTACGCTACCCGTCATGTCGGTTTGCTTTTCAGCTTCGTCGCACCGACCTACCTGTTCAACAATTTTGCTATACCAGAACGAATCCGGAATATTATTCACCGCTTCCTCCAGTCGGGCTTGGTCGCCTGCAGGGACAGATGTGTTGTTATATCCCAAATGCCAGCGAACCTTTGACTGGAGGAAAGTGTCAAGTTGCATTACTTAACAGCGATGAACGAAAATGTACACAATATGCCGTGTACTGCAATCATTCTACACGGATAAGATTTTCAGAGATAATTTCATCCCAATCAACACGTTTAATTGTTTTAAGTTGATCAAGACGAGTAAATTTTTCCCCTGACATGGAAGTTTGTAAATCCTTAATATCACGTGCTGTTTTCAAGCCTACGCCGGGAAGCGCATCTGCAATTTGACGAGCACTTGCAGTATTAATGTTCAGCCGAGTATCAAGAGGAAATGTTTCTTTGTTTGTTGGCTTAGCAGGATTTACGCCTTCCTGCTTAAGTTGCTCAGTCAAGCGCTCCTCTGCCTCAATTTTTTCAGTTGTAGACTCCAATTGAGGTACAAGATCGTCTTCTTCAACATAAAGAACCTCATCCTGTGCATCGACACACATGAGAATCCCTTCTCCATGCATCGTAATAACCTCAAGCAGCGCTCCAGTTGGTTTGTAGCGATAAAGCATTCTTAAAGATGGCAACTACCAGTACAATACCAAGGTTTATCTTAAAAGGCTAGAGCAATAAAAAAGCGGGCCACTGGGACCCGCTTGATGATTGATTCCAGAAATGGATCAGGTGTCGTCGCCGCCCACTTGAGAGGCGAAGTCGATGAAGCCTTGGATATCGTTCCAAGACACGGCAGGAGCAGCCTGGATATAGTTGATCCGAGCAAGAATGTAAGCTTTCTTGCCAGCTGCAATATCAGCATCGGAGATGTACACGCCAGCACCGGTGGGGGTGGTGGAGGTGACAGCAGTCACGGTCGTCACACGGAACGTAGTGTTCGAAGTGACTTTGTACACCATCGAGTTATCAAAACCGGTCAGCTTGGCAGCACTGGTATCAGTGGTAGCAGCAGTCACGGAGCTGAGGAAAGGAACAAAACCGCCAGTGGTACCGCCGCCAGTGGTGGCAGAAGAACCTTGGGCAATTGTGTTGCTGGAAGCAGTCAGGTAGGAGCTAGCAGCTGCGATACCGTTAAGCTGAGGCGAGGCAGTCAAACCAACAGGGTTACCGCTGGAGGTGGGGCCAAGCATCAGAATGTCTGAAGCGTTAGTGGTCTTCAGATCAGCGGTCACAGGATCGGCAGGGAAGCCGGGAGCCGGATCGGCAGTGGTGCCAGCAGGAAGATCCTTAGCCACGGCGATAGAGGCGCCGTAAACATAAGAAGGAATTGCGCTAGAGCCAGGAACAACCAGGGTCGAGATGTTATCACGAACGCGGTCATCGGTACGGCGATCAGGCGAGGGGATGATCAGATCCAGGCTCTTGTAGTTAGCGGCAGCGCCACTTGCGTTGCTGACCGGCACATAGGCGATCAGTTCGTAAGCAGCAAAGCCAGGCCAGCCAAACACACCTTCAGAGTTGAAGGAAGAAAGGCGGTTGATCTGAGCACCAGGCTGGAGGATCTGGCCAGCACCAGTTTTATAAGTTGCCATTGTTAGTTACCTCAGGGAGCGATGGTGAAAGCAGAGGTAATGAAGTCCTTGTTCAGGTTGGCGAAGCCAGCGTACAGCTGCCAAATCAGGATGATAAAGCGGCTGAAGTCATCGTTGTTGTTGATGAGAACCTGAGCATTAGGACCACCGATACCGACGCCCACTGCTTGAGGACCGAAGAACAGACCAGGAGGAGTGTTGTAGGTTTTAGAACCACCACCGTCGCCAAGGTCAACAGTTGCAGTCTTGCTAGCAAAGTTGGTGGACTCGAAGAAGCGCACGCCTTCAAACACAAAGCCTGTAGGCATGATGGGTTCGCCAGCCACGAACATGGCTTGACCGTACTGGCCACCACCATAGATCGATTGGTTAGGACCACCGGCACCCATCAGAGGGTTGCCTTGACCCATGCCAGGATAGCGAGCAACTTCGCGGAAACCTTGGTCAGCGCGGAGATCGCGCATGAACGTAGGGTCAGCAATACAACGGTAATAACCGTCTTGGAACACAGGAACGTTCCGCTTGCGCAGTTGACGAACCACTTCCAGGAGGTCGGTTTTGACATTGAACTTATAGCGCTCCGAAGCGTATTCGGTGGCGGTGTAAGTAGAAACGGTACCAGAGGTACGGGTGTGATTGTTGGGGTAGTAGTAACCACCTTGGGTATCACCAGACTGGCCACGGGTTTCCGATTTGGCCATTTCGTCCAGGAACACCCGATCACGCCAGCGACGATAGTCGTCGAGCAGGGTCAGCGAACCGATGGACTGGTGGAACATGTTAAGGTTCCCGGTGTCCAGCAGCAGACGCTGCGCGGTCATCAGAGTCTCCCTCAGGAGATGTTATCTCAAAGGCTCTTTATCCTTTGATTCTTGCAGTTTTCCATTCTGCAAGGTCAGACTATATCATCACCTACAGCATAAACTGTTTAGGTGCTTCGCGCTCGTGGGAATTTTATCCGGTCTGGATTACTTTTCCTAGTCGTTGGACCTTCCGGTTGATTCCTCATCCGGTTTGGCTGCTGATTACCCTATCAGTATACACTGTTGGAGGGATTCCAGCAATTCACGAAGTTCATTTGCTTAATTTCTTAAGCAACGGCCAGGGATTTAGCAATTTTAAAGGTGCTCGGAGCGTTGGCGTTGTTCGGGTCAGCAGGACCGGTATCAATTTGTTATCCTGAAAGTTCTTTATCTTTCAGTTCTTGTGATTTTCCATTTCACAAGTTCAGACTATATCATCACCCTTGGGTAAAACCAGTTGGGTGTAGGGCGCTCGTGGATCCTTTACTGAGTTTCCTCTCGGGATCTAGTCGTTGGACCTCCCAGCTTGTAAGCTGGTTTGGCTGCTGATTCCCCTTTTATGTGGTGGGGTTCCAGCAATTCACCCTATTATTCAATGCCGATTACGCGGCAAGGGAGCTACCTGTTAACTCGCGGAGGCTGACCAGCACTTTGTCCTTGACGATAGCCCGGCTGCTTGCGGTACCGATCGTTTGATCTTGAGTACGCTCACGGCTGGTCTTGGTACCGGGGTTGCCCCAGAAACGGTACCGGTCAAGTTGGACAGTTTGGCCTGGCTGCTTCTCAGGCCTTGTTTTGTTAATGCGTTTTATTCATTAACTTCACTAACTTTAGGCTTGTTAGTGATCAGACTATATCATCACCTACAGCATTACCTGTTTAGGTGTTCCGCGCTCGTGTCTTCTTATCGGCCTCTGCGTATTTCAACAGGTCGGCCTCGCTCCATTGTGCTTTTCCCCTATTAGAGGATAAATCGTAACGGAGGTCAAATTTATAACTCATTGAAGGTAGTTTGTATTTTTCAATTGCCTGTATAAAAGACCGAGAAGCTTTTCCATTGCAACGCAAATTATATTTGCCGGGAGATAATGTTTTCATCGGCTCCCTAATTGACATGGTTGCTCCAGTTAAATCTTTTATCCAATGCTGTATTAATTCGGCTTCTTGTGCCGACACATACAAAGCAATTTCAATGATCCGCTCACGAATATACGGTTCGCCTTTTGCATTAAATCCGCGTTTGCGAATGTGCAAGTTACCATCGTCCATGTAAAGTATCGCTAAGCTTTGTGCATCCAAACAAGTAAGAAAATTTTTTGTAATTATTTTCTTACCGTTTGGGTACAATTCTTTGCGAATAGTTTTTAAAATATCAAATACTGGAGAATGCCAGCGATACGCCGGATACTGTTTACCATTACAAACGGCAAAATAGTCTTCCATCCAGTAATCACATTTTAAAATTTTACACAAATTGCTAACTTTCCACTCCATATACTCTTTTTGCTTTGCACTGTGGCGAATCAAAAGAGTACCGGATTTTGCAATTGTGGCGTCACCCCAACAACAAGCGTAAAGAAAAGATTTCTCCGCAGTCGTAAGCATGATAAATTTGACAAAGTTAGTCGTTGAACCTTCCAAGGATTACGCCTTGGCTTGGCTGCTGATCACCCACCTTAGCATAAAACCAAGGTGCCTGGGCTTCCCAGCAATTCACGGAATTTTTCAATGATAGTTTCCTATCAAAGCACCAAGCATTTAGTGAAGTCGTGAACGACCACAGGTTCTGCGGCCATTTCGACGATGTAGGCTGGATGGGGGCGGTACAGCTCCGCACCCAACAGCTTGGGAAAGTCGTTATCAATAAACATGTTGGTAATTCAGCGTAAGGGTTTAGCTGATACCAGGATCTAGAAAGATCCATGGTAGTAATGGACCAAAAATCTGGAAAATTTATTCAATTTTCAAGGTTCGTGCCATTACTGGCCTGGAACTTCCGTCCCATTAATAAAATTATAGCAGAAACTTACTTATTGCCGTTATTAACTTCCGGGAACGTACCCGCCGCCAACCACGTTGCCAGGATTGTAGTAGTTATTAGGCTTCATGCCCATCGCATGATAGGGATTAACAGTTTGCGTTTTGTCTTGCATTGCAATTTGCTGAGCCTGCACTTCAGGAGTGACAGCACCAGAGGTAACCCCTTGGGAGAGCATGGCCAGATGCGCAGCTGCAATAGGATCGGCCTGCTGCTGCCCCTGTGGTGTAGCTTGCGCCTGTTGTTTTTGCTTGGTTGCAGCAGTCCGTGCTTTTGCTTTAGACTTAGCCTGTTTTGCTTTAGAAGAATCCATAATAATCAGCGACCGCGTTGTTTGGCAGCTTGGGCTGTCAATTGTTGAGCAGCGGAAATACCAGCTGAGATCGGCAACTGACCAGTCAGAGGCATCAACCCAGTCAGCATGCGTTGATCCATGGCCCGAAGGTTATCTTGAGTAATTTGAGCTGCTTTTACATTATGGTCTGCCATCAAACCATACATAGGCAGTGGTGAACCGGGCTGATTCAGGTGGAGGTAACCAGAAGACAGATTACCTGGCATAACCGGAGCATTGTTTAGGGCTGGATCCATGTGATGTGCCGGTGATCCAACAACAGGTGCTTCCGGAATCATGCGTTGCACAGCATAAGGGTCAACACGACCTGCAATCAACTGACGTTGCAAATCGCCTGCCCCAAAACCAACCAATCCGGGGGTATTCATACCGCCAACAGGACCGCCGCCGGTTCCCATTTGAGCTAGGAATTTTGAAGCGCGGGCTCCAATATGTTCTTGGCCGGACATGTGTATCAACCGTAATTTTAAAGAAAAGCAATACTTGCTAATTAGTATTCTAAACTTAGTGGATCAATGTTTTAAGGCATTGACACACC